CGCCAACGGTGGCGAAACGGTGCGCCACTCTTCACCATCCTAATTTTACCGCTATTATTTACCGCTTGCGGTTCTCGGAGCTTTCGCCTTTTCTCTTTCGTTATGTAGCAAGCCCCTCTTCGGTTTTGCACCATACCGCCGGAAACACGGAAAGAGGGGAAATGCTAGATAGATACAACTGCTATCCGTCCGTTGACAGTTTCGACAACTGATTTAATTGCATAGCGTTGACTTTCTAACCACTGCAAAAAGTCGCTTTCCTCTTCTTGTAATTCTTCCAAATCATCGAAAAAAGTGATATTTAAGCCATCATCAAAAAGTTTGCACTCTTCTCTTGTATAGCCGTGTTCGTTCCATTCTTCCAGTAGTTCATCATCGGTTAAGCCGAAATAGTCAACGCTTGCGATAATATCAAAATCATTCCATTTCATAATATGCGCCCTCCTTAAATTACTTTATCTTTCGTCACCATAACACCAACGCCCAACGGCAACAGAAATACCGATGCCGTTATATCTTGCAGTAAAACCGGAATGAGAACGGAAACGGCAACCAGTGCGCCGCCTAGTGCTTTTTGTTTGCGAAAATACCGCTTTTCTATCCGTTTTTCTTCCTTCATTGCGTTGTGTATCTGTTCCCATTCGGTATAGGTTAAACTTTCGCTATAATTTACTTTTACCATGTTAACACCCCCTAAATAATTTCATACGGAATTTTGAATACTTTCCCTATTTTCACATAGTCTGAAGCTATAAAAAAATCCTTGATATAACTTGCGAACCCTTGACGAAAAGCAACTACTATTGCATCGGCGTTATATTTCTTCATATCATCCCGGCGCAAAACATCACTTGTAACAAAATTGATTATATCTTGCAAAACTTCATCTTTCTGTATTGCTGTAGTAGCTTCTTTTGTTCTTCTGATGTAGCAATCACGCCAAGAAAACGCATAATTATATGATATCATCTGTTCAGCGGTGCAAACATTCTTTTCTATTCCGTTTATTTTTCTACATTTCATTATCATGCTCTTTCCCTCCATTCATTACCGAAAAGCCCCGCAGGGCTTGACGGTGTGGTTTTATAAATCCTTCTGTCTTTTTACATCTTCCGCAAAATAGGAGAATCCGTTATCACGCAAGAAATGAATAAAATTATTATATTCACTTGGAACATCATATCCGGCATCTACAAGCGTTTCCATTGCGGTGTGTAAATAGTGGTTGTCGTATCCGTATGTCATGCCTGCGTAAAGCGTTTCATTGTTTACGCTAATTGTTACACTGTGGTAAGTGTTTCCAAAACTCTTCTGAAACCATCTTTTTCCGTGAATCTGTAAGTTTGCAATATTCTTTTTCATAGTATCAAGCCTCCTTTAATCAATCCAGTTTTTAGTTACAGTGTCATAGGTTGCTCCGTTTGCATCTTGATATTCCCTATGTACGGAATAAGTGAATTTGAAACACTTATGACCGTTAATATATACCGTTGTCTTGTTTCCGTTCTCTATTGCGTATCGTTCACGATACCCGCCGGAACTGTATGCCGTTCTCATTTCTAAACTGTTAAGTCTTCTCATACTCTTGCACCTTTTCGGAAAGTGTGATATACTTTCCTTACCTTTCTATTTTGATTGGGGCGGATGCTTGGCTTGGTGGCGGCATCCGCTTTTTGTTTATCGGGTGTAAATAATTTCGCCCGTTTCGCCGTCTACTATATCAGTAATATCCGGCTCTGTCTTTAATAAGTTTAAAATGCTGTAAGTGTAACTTGCGCTTGTTCCGTTTGCGAAATATGCAATTACTGTTTTCTGTTCCGTTGTGTTAAACAGTGCGTTTAAAAAGTCGTTCATGCGGTAGCCCCCTTTCGTGTGGTTTGTGTTTCTGTCAATACTATAGCATAGTTTAATAACAATGTCAATAGCATAGTGCAATAATTTTTAAAAATCATAAAACTTTTTTCGACAAAATGTGTTTCTTCTATATAAAAGGAAAATTCCGGCTTGCTTGACAAGTATAGTTTAATATGATACTATGCTATCAGAAGCTTAATTCAGAAAGAGGTGGTATACATGGCATTTAAAGAGAGAAAAAAGGAACTTTCCTACATTGCACAGTATCAGAAAGAAAATTATGACCGTATTACGGTTATGTCTCCGAAGGGAACAAAAGAAAAGGTAAAGGCGGCGGCAACGCTTAAAGGCATGTCCGTTTCTGAATTTGTTCTTGATTGCATCAACAAGGAATTTGGATCTATGTTAGAATAATTTTTTCAAGAATAGTTTAATAATGTATTGACAAGCATGGTTTAATATGCTATAATGAGGGTACAAACAACGAAGGAGGGCATAGCCTATGTACAGACAATACGAAGATGCAAGAGCATTAAAGGAAAGATTAGAAAGAGTCAAGGAAGAGTTTGAAAGAGAAACAGACGAGGACAGAAGAATTGACTTGCATGAAACAATCGAAGAATTGGAAGAAAGAATCAATTTTGCATGGCAGGATGAAGAGTGCGACGAGGACTAGCCACAACGGCAGGAAGGAGAAAAGCCTATGAGAAGAAAAACAAAGAGCGGTAAAGAAAAATATTACTGTGATGTATGTAAGAAAAATATTTTTGACTATGTACCGCAAAAAGAAAGTATAAAATTCATGGGCGCATCTTTTCCGGTTATGGGAATTGTAAAGCATTGCGAGTTTATACAAAATACCGGAATAGTAAACCGTGGCGAATGGTGTAAAGAATGCTTTGAGGAGTTAAACGAATAGAAGCCAAGCGGCAGGAAGGAAGGGAATTTATGGAAGAGTATAACTACAAGTTAGAAAACGCATTGAAAAGGGCAGTACATTACAACAAGAAGTATATGAATTTAAAAAGCCGGACGGATGTAGAAAGCGCATTGTTATTTGTCGAAGATTTACTACACGCATACGGCGACATTGAAACGGCTCAACGCATAAACGGTTTACGAAGTGCAGTAGATAATCTTGATACTAACATTTTGGTAAAAGCAGGAATTTTTGAATAAGCAAAACAGATTGACGGGTTCGCCCGTCTTTCTTTTGCCCTTTAAACCGTTCTGTTTTGCTCTAGAATAGATTTTTATATGTGTAGGTATACCGTTATAAGGGTAAAGGGATTTTTGACGAAATAGAGGAAAATACAAGGGCGGTTATACTTTAACACATTAACGCGTACGAATCGTCCACGTATCGTACCCCGATTCGTTCATTGTCATTTATGATAATAAATAATGGGTGGTTGTAACTTAGTCAAGTATACCATAAAGGCATACTGTAAATATTTATAGGGATGTATAACGAATAGCATAATATCTTTACCGTACTACAAAGATTTACAGAAGGAGCAGGGCGGGAAAATAGTGCTTGACAAGAAACTATATCTTGTGCTATTGTTAAGGAGTGGAAAACAGAAAACCACAAATTACACGATTTACGAACTAACGAAGGACATTTAAACACATACGTTTTATTTTAACGTGCTGTTTTTGGTGTCCTTTTTTATTTTGCCGGAAGGAGGGAAACGGATGCCAAAGAACACTGTAGCAGTATCGCAGGGCATCGAGGTATATAGCAATCAAATATTCCAGCTTGTAGATGATTACATAGAGCAGGAATTAGCCGGAGATACTGAAAGAGTAACAGAGTATTTTACGGATTTGATATTATATATCGGTGACAATATACCTAAACCAAGTAATGATGATATAGAGCTATTAGACCAGTTATTTAATATATATAAAAGGCTATGTACTAGATACAAGGTATTGCCTACACTAGAATGTTTTAGTTTTATGGTTAATATTAATATAAATACTTTTAGTGATTGGTTAAGAGGGGAGTATAGACTAGGCTCTCCGCATAGCATAACGGTAGAAAAATGGAAGGGCATCTGTAGAAGTTTTCTTGTAAATTCCCTCACAAACTCCAAGGGAACGGATGCAAACAAGATATTTATAGCCAAGGCGGCTTACGGTATGGCAGAAACCGCACCAGTGCAAACGCAAGCGCAGATAAGCCAAGTTCGGAGCAGTTCGGAGTTGTTGGAGGATATGAAAAAGCTGAATGTTCTGTCCGTGACAGACGGAAAACAGTAGTTTTTGCGGTGCATCTGATAGCGTAAAAGGACAGTAAAACGCTACAAACCGCATGAATAAAGGGTTTTAGCCGTTTTTGGTATCGTTTCAAAATTGCGTGAAACTTTAGTTTATCGCAATTTCAGACAAATAACCGTGATTTTAACGCAAAAAACAAAGCAGGAAACAAGAACCGGAAGAGATGTTTAAAAGAACGGTGTAGGGGTTTGTATAGAAACCCAAAAACGCCATACTAAGCAACAAAAATATTCTCCAAAAATAAAAAGGGCTATATATAATATTATATTACACATTATACAAAAGACATTAACTCTAAATAATACTACAGAGGTGATGTTATGAGTAAGACAAAGAGTGCTTACGAACAAATGAAGTTAGAGTTTAACCGACCTTCTAACCGTGAAGAGATGGAAGAAGAGTTGGGTTGTGTTTGTGCGAATTGTGGTAGTGACTTAGATATTGAGTACCACCACATTGTGCCGTTGAAACTTGGAGGCAGTAACCGATTAACGAATATTGTTCCACTTTGCTATGTTTGTCACAAGATAGCGCATGGTGCGAGAAATATCCGCAGGGTTTGTCGCAGTGAAAACGGTGGCAGGCCAAGAATGAAGTTACCGGAAAATTACAGAGGAGTTTTAGAAGATTATCTTTGCGGAAGAATAGACAGAGACACTTGTTACGATAAAATCGGTCTTTTAGGAGCAAACAAACTTACAGATAAGCCGTTTTTTAAAGAATATCTCAAAGAAAATCAGATTGTAAAATACAAAAATTTTCTTGGCAGAAAAAAGGACGATATTCATTCTATTGCATCTTACATAATTTACGAAGATGGAAAGATTGAAAGATATTATCGTGACGGTTCACACGAAAGTATTTTGCCAGTAAACGGATAAAGGAGAAAATTATGGTAGTTAGCAGTACCCGTGTATACGGTTTTGACGAAAGTATAAAAGCATCTAAATACCCGATGGCTACGAATACCGAAGATTGCACCGTAGAGATTACAGAGCGACAAAAGGTATTGGCATCTTCCCCAAAAGGCGAAGGGCATGACAATTTCCTCTGCGGTATCATCGTACAGTTTGACTTAACCTTTACGGTCAAAGCATGGACGGAAGCTGAACGGTATCACTTCTTCGACATCGTAAGTAGTCAATCGACCATGCACCGGATTAGCAAATTCGACTTGAATGAACAGTATATCGGCTATGTAGACGAGCGTATTGTTGCGATTATGAACGAGTTGAAAGACCGATATAACGAGACCAAGGATGCGGAAGATTACTTGCGGTTGTTGTACTCCAACCCATGCGGATTCCGTTTAACGGCGGCAATGACTACCAACTATCGGCAGTTAAAGACCATCTATTCGCAACGCAGATTTCACCGCTTACCGGAATGGAGAGAGTTTTGCGAGTTTATTGAGAGTTTACCGCATAGTGAGTTAATCACAAGATAAAGAAAGGACGAGAAAAATGAGGTTTACGGTTAAAAACAGAGAGATTTCACCGGAAAATGGCATGTTGTTGTTTCTTATCGGCGACAACGCTGACTACATAGCGCAATTTGACTTTGATTCTGAGTGGAATGGCGTTGTAAAGACCGCACGGTTTGTCCGTGGCAAGGAGTTTCAAGAAAAGGTGCTTGTAAACGATGAGTGCGAAGTTCCGATTGAAGTTTTGAAGCAAGGATTCTTAGAAGTCGGAGTATTTAGTGCAGAAATGACCACTACACCGTGCAGAATCTTAGTAAAAGGCTCAATCAAGGAGTTGGGCGGCATGACCGCAGAGCCGACACCGGATGTTTACCGACAGATTATCAAAATGATTGAGGATTTGGAGGTTGTTGGTGTAACCGATGCACAAATCGAAAAGGCGGTTCGTGACTACCTTGAAGAAAATCCGGTTACTGGCGTTGATGAAGCCGAGGTTCAGAAAATTGTTTCCGAGTACATCGACCTTCACAAGAGCGAATTAAAGGGCGAAAAAGGCGACAAAGGAGATAAGGGCGACAAGGGTGATAAAGGCGACACTGGTGCTGATGGTAAAGATGGAAAAGACGGTTCTGATGGCGCAGATGGATATACTCCGGTAAGAGGGTTTGACTACTGGACAGACGATGATGTAGAAGCAATCGAATCATATATTGATAATCAGATTGGGGGTGCGTTGAATGGCTCTTACTGATTACTTGAAAAGTATTGCTGATGCGATTCGTTATGCGGAAGGTAGCACGGGAGAGATTAATGCACAGTTGTTTGCAGAAAGAATTATGGCGTTAAAAGCTACGGAAGAACCGGACGAGCCGATTATACCGGATGAACCAATAGAACCTGCACCGGAAGTTTCGAAGACCGGAACATGGCAGTTAAAGACTACATTGCCTAAGAAGTACGTTATTGTTGCAACGGACGATGATAACCAAGGTAATGCAAAGTTCTTCCGAATGCTTAGAACTTACGGTTTCCCATACACAATGAATACCGAATCTGAAAAGATTAACGCAGATTTGGGAAGTGATGTTGATACAACCATATTTACCGATGCAGATGCACCTAGCCTTTTCTCTGACGGAGTAACGGTTGCGGATTTAGGTAAATACATCCATGATAATAACCTTGGCGAAGTGGCACAACACGGTTCTTCTGCAAATACCTTATGGGATAGTGAAAACTTGACCGGAAGTAATTGGACAACGCTTTATGCTTCCTATGCATCGCAGGGCGGTACAAAGTCCGAGGATGAATTAAAAACGGCAATCGCAGAGGCAATGGCAAGCACAGACGGTTCGCAGGATGCATCGTATGTCGCAGAATCAAGAACTATACTGGAACAAGCACTTGGTTTTCCGATTCTTACTGTTGGCGCATGGGGTGGAAGTCCGGAATGCACTATTGACGGAATTGAACTGGATTTGAATAGTTTTAAGGGAACTTCAAACTACGATTGGAGAGGGCATAACTACTTCGGAGTAAGTTCTTATGTGGCAGACTTCCATGTGAACACAAATCCTTACAACATTAGCAGAATGAACGATGGTCCTGCTGAAATAATGAAGTACGTCGATATGCTTCCATACGGAAAAGTAGTTGAGTTCTTTTGGCATATGCCTTTTCACGACAATCCGGTTGCAGACTACAGAACATTGTTTGACACCATGAAGCAGTTGCAAACCGAAGGAAAGATTGATGTTGTCACAAGATACCAATATTCTCAGTTGGGAGAATACGTTGAAAATCCGATTACATCAATCAGGGTTGTAAGAAGCGGCAGTTTAAATGTTGGCGAAACGGATTCGGATTCCAAATACACGGTTTCCGTGACATATGCAGACGGAACAACCGGAAGTCCTGCATCGGATATGATTCTTGACAGAAGCAAGGTAAATACCGCAGAAGCAGGAACATACGAAGTATATGCTTACTACCGAGGATTTACCGCAAATGCAAACGTAATGGTTGCAAGTGAAGATAATACGTTGCCTAGTGGATTGAAAGATACCGCATATTGGTTTGTTTACAAGAACGATACCAATGGAAATATGTATTGCGGTAATTATAGCAAGGGGATTGTCGAAGCACTTAAAACTGATGCTAAGTTGTTGCAATTTACCGCTTCTGAATCGGGTGGAAAAATCAATGGTTGGAAATCAACCGATGATGGTGCGAATTGGGAGCAAGTAACTACCAATAAGACAATATATAACACCACGATAACAACGAACAAAAAATCGGATACTGACGGTGGCTATCAATTCGATAACACGTACAATGAAAAAATCAGTTGGATTGAAACAAGCGGTAATTTTGATTTGAATTATTAAAAGCTAGGCGGTTTCGCACCGCCTAGACGATGGGCTATAGCCAAGCGGTAAGGCACAGGGTTTTGACCCCTGCATACGCAAGTCCGAATCTTGCTAGCCCAGTTTCCAACGGTAGCTTATGTTCGGCAAAGCAACGGAAAATCACCCCTTCCGTGTATGTAGGTTCAAATCCTCACCGTTGGATTGTGCGAGATAAATTCTTGTCATACTTTTCAATTCCTTTTCTAGTTGCCACAATAGTCACGGCTTGCCTTCCTCCTGTCCGTGCGTGGGTGCAAATCCCATAGTGGCAATTCGGCACTATATCAAAAATCAAAGAGCCGACTTTGATGGATGGTATAAATCGGCAGTGCCAACTGCACATACCCTTGCAGACACACAATGGGTTAACAAACAAACACATAATAAACAAAAGACATTATATCTTTCGTTTGTACTTCGGTACACTGTGCCATGCTTGAAGGAAGATGGCGCACACGCAGTTTGGGGGTCAAACCCCATTCTGTGATTTCTTAGGAGGTATATTTATGGCAATTTTAGATTCGGGAAACCGTAGGGAATTTGAGACGGGAGCTGTTCGTGACATGGCAGAGGGCAAGGGAAGAATGGACTTGTTACCGTGGTCTGCAATTATGGAAGTGTCAAAACATTGCGAAAACGGAGCGTTAAAGTATGGTGAACATAACGTAGACCTCGGATTACCAACCCATTCTTTCGTTGACAGTGCTTTCAGACATCTTGCGAAGTATGTTGAAGGATGGGATGATGAACCACATTTGCTTGCCAGTGCATGGAATTTGCTTTGGGCTATTCAAATGGAGATTAAACATCCCGAAATGGTTGATACTCCGTGGGAGAAGGTGAAGAAACAATGAACTGTAGCCTTGAATCCTGCCGTTTCAACGCAGATGGCGAATGTTGCAATGCAGAAGCCTACCAACAGTGCATAAATGCGTGTGAAGCGGTTTTAGGCGAAGAATATCAGCGGTTTAAAGAATGGGAGCGTGAAAAGAATGAGCGAATCGAAGGTCAAACAAGAGATAATCGACAAAATTGATGCAATCGCAAAGGCAATTCTGCATGGGAAAGATGTGGAGTTGCGGAAAACGGCAAGCGGTATCAGTGTTTGCGAGGTTAGTAAAAAAGTTGTAGCAAGATAATCTATAAATCTAATGGCATAGCCGAGATGGTGGCTATGTATCGTGCAAAATGGCGCACTTATTTTTGTTTACAGACAAGGAGGTGCGCTTTTCTTATGGCTTCAAAGGATTTAATCGAAGCAGTTACCGGACTAGAAAATTACATAAGTGTGAACGGCGTAACAGATAAAGCCATAGAGGTGTACTGTAACGCTTGTAATACCGCCATAGTAGACGAAAAGGACATTGGCTATGGACTAACCTTAACCAAAAGAGCAAAGGGGCTTATTGAGGATTTTACAAAGCTACAAATGGGTCGTAGTCTGTGGGATATTGAAAAATATTGCTACGAAAAGCATATCCGATATGAAATTCTTGAAAATTGGTATGCGATTTTGAAACTGGAAGCACAAAACCGGATTCTTGACAGCTACTTTTTGTATTTGGAGAAAAACCGAGAACCAAACGAACGGTTTTATATGCCGAAACGGAAACAATTTGCTAAATTTGGTCTGATTGATGCGTACCAAGGGGCTTTGGATGATAAGTACGATATAGTATGCGTGTCTCTTGTACCCGGTTCTGGTAAGACAACTTTACTTAAATTTTTTAATTCAGCAATAATCGGTTGGTTTCCGAAAGACTACAATCTTTTCTATTCGCATTCCGGTGATATTACAAGAATGTATTATGACGGCGTATATCAGATTGTTTCGGATAGTCAAGAATACACATGGGGAGAAATATTCCCAGATTTATCAATAACTTCCACCAATGCCAAAATGCAACAGTTCAATGTTGGAAAATATAAGCCTTTTCCTTCTTTACAGACCGCTTCCGTAGGTTCTGAGAACGCAGGCAAGGTTCGTGCATCCAAATTCCTTCTTGTGGATGATATGATTGGACGGTTGGAAGAAGCACTTAATAAAAATATCCTTGAAAAGCAATGGGGAGCATACACGGTAGATGCCAGACAGAGAAAGACGATGGATAGCAACGGTAAGCCGTGCAAGGAAATAATCAATGCTACTAGATGGAGTACCGTTGATGTAATTGGGCGTGTAATGCAGATGTATGAGGGAAATCCAAGGGTAAAGGTTGTTTCTGTTCCCGATATTGACCCTATTACCGGAGAAAGCAACTTTGACTATGAGTACGGCGGTTTTACCGTGGCTTTCTTCAACGACCAAGCACACCTTATGGACGATATTTCCTATAAATGCCTTTATAAGCAAGAGCCAGTGGAGCGTGAAGGTCTGCTTTACCACGAGGACGACCTTAGAAGATACACTACATTGCCTAGCCGTGAACCGGATGCAATTATCGGAGTGTGTGATACCAAGTCAAAAGGTGTTGACTACATGGTATTGCCGTGTTTTTACCAATACGATGATGATTTTTACATGGTGGATTGCATTTGTGACGATTCTTCTGACTTCGGAATGCAACATGAACGGCTTTCAAACCTAATTGTAGACCACAATATGCAACAATGCGAGTTCGAAAGTAACGCAGGCGGCGACAGGTTGGCACATGAGGTTAGCCAAATTGTTGATAAAAAGGGTGGACGGTGCAACATAACCACGAAAGCAACCGAAACAAACAAGGAAACCCGAATTATTGTTAATTCCGATTGGATAAAACGGCACTGTTTGTTCCGCATGAAGGAAGATTACACTCCAAAGAGCGACTACGGACGGTTTATGGGTCAGATGCTTAGTTACTCCGTAGCAGGAAAGAACAAAAATGACGATGTACCCGATTGTCTTGCAAATTTTGCGTTGTTTGTATCGAGAAAGAACCGTATTCGCAAGACAATCATCATGGAAGGGTTTTTATAGGAGGTGCGGAATGACTACTAGGGAATATTTAGGTCAATTAAAAAATATCGACAAACGGATAAGGGATAAAATCGAGGAAGCGGAAAAATGGTACGGAATTGCGACCGGAACTGGATATACGCTAAAAGAAATCAATGTTCAGACTAGCAAAAAGTTTGACAAGATGGAAAACGCAATTATCATGGCTATTCAGTACGAAGAAGAGAGCCGTGAGTTGTCGGTATACCTCACAAAGTTAAAGCACCATATCATTCAACAGATTGATGGAATGACAAACGAAAGGTACTACAATGTTTTGAAAGATTACTACATTCGTGACATGACTATAAAGGATATTGCAAAAAAGCAAAATTACTCTACAAAGCAGATGGGGCGCATTTTTGATAGTGCGTTAGATAGTTTTGAGGGTATGTATTACGAAAATTATAAGGACTTGACAAAAAGATGTCCTTAAATGTCCATGTATGTCTCTTGAATTGTAAAAACTTGACATGGTATAGTTAAGATGGAAAAAGTGCAAGACACAAAAACTTCCATAAAAATCCTTCGCAGAAAGGGCTATCCGTTTGGATGGCTCTTTTTGTTTTGCAAGAAAGGGGATAAAAGCGTGGGTGAGCCAGTAACGGTATACTGTCCGTCCTGCAAGAGAAAAGCAGGAACTTACGATGGGCGGTCAAGCATGAATTTGTTTTCAGTGTGTCAAAAATGCCGAAAGATGGTTATTTACGACATTGTTACGAAAGAAACCACGATAGAGCGACTACCGGACAGAACAACAAGTTCGGGAAGAAGATTTATATAGCAAAGGAGCGACAGACAATGGATTTCGGAAGAATCGAGTTATTTACCGATGTCGAGGAAGTAACAAAGGACAACTTAATAGACATTCTCCGTGCCGTTGTACCGGAGCATGAGAAAAACGCACAAAACATCGAAATGCTTTTGAATTTCGAAAAAGGCTATCAGCCGATTCTGAGAGTGAAAAAGTACAGACCGGATATCGATACCAAGTGCGTAGATAACCTTGCAAACGAGATTACGGAGTTTAAGGAATCCTACAACTGGGGAAGTCCGATAACGCTTGTTATGCGTGAACAAATGGGTGATGAAAACACCGATATTGCCGAAGCGGTATCATTCCTTAACCGTTGCTTCCAAAGCCAAGATTACAACGCAAAACAGCAGAAACTTGCAAGATTTGTAGATATTTGCGGTGTCTTCTATACATACATTGACATTAACACCGATTATGTGGAAGGTGAAAGCCCATTTACCATTGATGTTTTAGATTCACGATGCGCTTTTGTTGTTCGGTCTAGCAGATACCTTGACCGCCGTGTAATGCTTTCGGTTAGTTA